GTCGTCATTATCCAACACAAGTCTCTTGTTTGGAAACGTACCGACATTCTGATAGCAAGCCTTATCAAGAAAATCAGTCAAAAGGTTATAGCGAACCCCATCAGCGTTCTTGCTTGTCGGTGACTTGTACGGATACAGAATCCTGTCCTCAAGGTTGTCATTACCATCACTTTCGATGAAAATGGACACCTTTGCATTCGGTATACCGAATCCGCCATTCGCCAAGACACGTCCGACAACAACACCATAATCAGATTCATATGTCTTGTAGTTGTTAGTCTGGTCTATCTTAAGAGACAAAATCTCGAAACTGTCATAATGTTGGTCAAGTTTGACCTGAATCACCTTATCAGAGTCATCGCCAACCTTCGTGCGTATTCTATAAGTCTTGTTTTCTTCCATTACCTTTTTTCTTAAACGGTATTTTCAAATTAATTTTAGGATTAATGCCAAAAATAAGGCACACGATAATGTACGCTAAAAACAGCACCATTATAACAATAATTAACGGCGCAAGCAAAATCCCGCAAATCGCTCTAGCAAAAAACACTAATATTTTCCAAAATATATTGTCTTTTTCGGTATCATCCACAGGATTATCCGAAAACTTACGCAAAGCATCATATTTCTTCTTACAGTTGCATCCCATATAAAATAAAGATTTCTAAAGTAAATAAACTGAAAACCACATTTTTATCAAGACAAGAAAAGCGTCCATTTCTGAACGCTTCCCCAATACGATTGCAAAATAATAAACTTTATGACCTCTGTTTTACTATCACTTTGATGTCCCTATTCTTGTACTTAATTTCAAACATACTATTCGCTTCCGTGAACAACATCTTATCCGATTTCTTAAGGTCTATTTCGTTATCTGTACTTTGGTCAGTTCCTTTATCATCAAGCCCATCACATTTTCCGCGATAAACAAGTTCCTGTGAAATGCAGTTATCTGAATATCCGTTCAATGTTCCGACTTGATTGAAAACCCTAAGTGAAACGAGATTCTGAACACCATCCAGTTTTGAGATTTCCTTCTCGATATCGCCGACAAAAATATCATCACCCATCCTATGGCGTCTGATGTCCATGTAGTCGTAAATTGTGTCAATAACCCTACGAACTACGTCTCCCCTATCATAAGACTTATCGACATAGATTTCAGCCTCGAAAGAAAGATTAATGATTTTACCGGAGCGTATTTCAACGAAATCATTAATCATCCTATAGTTTGAAATGTAACTCTTTATGTTTTCGGCCACCTGCTCTGCAAGTTCACTCTTCAGTTTTCCATCATAATCAAGACCAAGCGTGTAAATTACGACCTTGTTGTTCTCCTCAGTAACGCCACAACGGAATGGACAGCCGAATTTAGCCGGAATCTGCATAATTCTCGCTTCATAATCGTGAAGTGTGACGCATCTGTTTTGCGAAGCATTGTTGTACTTGATTAGATACTTTATCTCTTCTTCGCTCGGTTCATCCTTTCCGCCATATGACGGCGTTGTGTTAGTAACTGTAAGTGAATCGGCGACACGACGTTTCTTTACAGAGTCTTCCTTGTCTTCGCTATTGCCTTCAATGCTCATATTGATATAGATGATGCTCTTTAACGTGTCCTTAGCAATGTTGCTTTGTGCACCGCCGCCAACACGGTAAAGGATATACATAGTATTACCGGCTTCAGGTAAAACGCCCATATAATCATTCGCATTCATCTTACACATCATATATTGTGTGAATGCATCAGCATCTTCAGGTATTTCGCCATATTCATTACGTAATCCACGCCCAAAGATAATTTTTAACGCCCATTTATCCGTATATTCAGTGATAAACTTGTTTTTAAGTCTGTCCCATTTTCCGCGAACAACACTTCTAATCTCGTGGCTGTTAACGCTAAGATTCTGTGTTGGTGTAGAACTAGAAGAGCCGTTCAAAAGCATATTAATAAGAGATGTTACATCGGTGATATCAACTTTTCCATCACTATTCACGTCACCAGGTTTCACTGTGTTCTCTATGACATCAAACTTGTCAGTAACAACCCACACAGGATTGTATTGGGTAAACTCAACCGTATTTCCGCAATCATCAGTTATCGTATATTTTGACTCTTCGACTTCATACGTGTATCTATATTGTTCTGCAAGGTTATCTACTTCAAAGAAACGCTCAACCTCAATATTAGATAATGTGCTCGATGTGGTGGACGGTACTGTATAATGCTCCTTCTCAACGAAAAACTCAGACATCGCAGGGTCATTGACAAAATCACGACCCTTCTTGACTATAATACTCTCAACACCAAGAATGCCGTCATCTTCAAGTGTGACTTCCATAAACGGTTTAATATCAGCCCTATTGATAGTCTTCTTGTAGATTTTGCTTTGTCCGGCCATAGCAATCGCAAGTTTCCTATAGGTATAACTTACAATATTACCGTTAGAGTCTCTTGTCGGTATAATCTGTCTGTTGGATAAACCGTTATCATCGAACTGCTTTGAAAAGTCGACATCATTGACAAGTTCAAATGTCTGCAAACCAGTCGAAAACAACGTACCACGCCTAATATACGGGCAATAACTTTCGTCCGCCTGTGATTGGTCTCCGTCTGATGTAGAACCCTGATGATTCAAAGGAATCTCACAAGACAATTCAACTTCGACAATCGCAGCCTTTCTTCCGGGAATCTTACACCCCATAGTACGTGCGATTGCAAGTAGTGAACGTAATTCATTAGCCGAATTAACCGAAGTCTCTTGATAAGCCCTATCGATATTGTAACTCAAAGTATCGGCAACGTCAGCCAAAATATCTACAAACCAAGAGCCGACAGAAGCGTCATTAAAACTATCGAAAACATCTCCATAGTATTTCTTCGTAACGTCAAGGATTTCATTCTTGTAATCACCATACGTTCTTGAAAGATAGGATATTTTATTTTCTGCCATTATGTGTTATTTTATCATAAATTTGTTATTATACGGTCAGGAATAGTCGTACCGTTTGCGGTAACATTGTATTGGATATCGGCAACAAGTCCACGTCCATCCTCAACTTCATAGATTCTTATATCCTTCAAACTGCAATTCGGGATATTCTTAGCAACCATATCACGTATCTCAGTAACAACGTCATCCCAAGTTTGGCTATCATCGGGATTAAAGATGAATTGAATTAACTTAGAACCGAAATTCGGTTTCCTTAATCTTTGTCCAACCGGCGTAAATATGAGATGCATCATCTGTGATTTTATGCCGTCCATAGGATTCTGACACAAATCAAGGTATGTGTTCTCGAACGAAGTCGCTGTTGAAGGGAACTTTATGCCGTAATGCTGTCTCTTTGCCATTATCAATAAACATTATATACCATAAATATAAAAAAGCAGATTTTGTTTTTATTTCAAGCCAAATTGAACTGCAAAAAGTAGTACCTTTGCCAAAATAGATATTGGTTTCATGATGAACACGTTAATGTTCTTAACTGAAACACACGAAGTTAAATAGTGTAATGGAAAACGAAAACAAAATCACACAAGAAAAAATACAAGCGTTTTTTGATGGTAAAGACCCAATGGAACGCATCATCAAAATTGAATGCAGTTATGATGATGAAAAGGCTACCATCATATATAGACGTGATGATGGCGCAAAAAGGATAAAAAAAGAAGCATTTCATCCGTTTGTTTGGGCAAAACAAATCGCAGGCAGGGAATTGTTCGGCGGCGATAGAGAGTTAACTAAAAAGAAGTTGTCTGAATGGGGAATCGAATGCAAAGGTCTTAGGATAAGTCGTGACGATGGTACAGTACCGCAAAGAATGGCTGACGGATATCGCGTATTGTTCCGCGCAAAAGGTGCTATGTCCTATTCAAAATTCATACGTTTCTTCAAAGAAGGTGGTGTACCAATCTACCCGACACAAAGAGATAAAAACTACGGAAGGCGAGACTACATAGCAGTTTCACCCGTTGAGCAATTTATGATTGCAACCGGTAAAAGGCAATTCAAGGGATATGACGATTATGATGACCTTGTAAGAATGCCTTGGGACTTGGAGACCACAGGACTTAACCCACAAAAAGATTCAATCGACCAAATCGGTATAAGAACCAATAAAGGTTTCGAGAAAATCATAAAGGTTAAGGGTGTGGGTGAAGAAAAACGCAAAAACGAAATTGCCGCATTGCGTGAATTCTTCCAAACAATTAAGGAAGTGCAGCCAGATGTCGTAACAGGACATAACACAGAAAACTTCGACTGGAACTTTGATGATGTGCGTCTTGAGCCGCTTGGCGGAATGGTTGAAGTATCAAGTGAATATCTTCCGCGTGGCGTATACAAGAAGAAAAAACAACAAGTCCTTAAACTTGGCGGTGAAATGGAATATTATTTTCCCACTGTAATGTGGGGGCATATTCTCACCGACTCGTTATTTGCGGTAAGACGTGCGATGGCAATCGACTCAAACATCAAATCCGCAAACCTTAAATACATCACCAAATTTTCGGGATTAAATAAGCCAAACCGTGTATATATTCCCGGTAAACAAATCAGTACTGTTTCTCACGATACTGATAACGCATATCTGTTTGACGACTCCAACGGAAAATGGATGAAATACGATAAATCCAAAGGGTATGTTGAAGAAGATGGATTTGTCGTTAATCCAAAAACAGGTGAAAGGTTCACAATAGTAACAGGCGAGTATATCGGCGAACGCTACCTGCTTGATGACCTTTATGAGACCGATAAAGTCGAGTTGCAATACAATCAGTCTAACTTCCTTGTGGCTAAAATGCTTCCTGTGCCGTTTGAGAAGGTCTGTACTATGGGTACTGCCGCAATTTGGAAGTATATTATGCTTGCTTGGAGTTATGAGAATGACTTGGCAATCCCGCAAATTATTTCCAAACGTCCATTTGTCGGTGGATTGTCAAGGCTTATCAAAGTCGGATACGTTGCGGATATCGTTAAACTCGACTACAATTCACTTTATCCTTCAATCATCCTCACGTTCTGCATCAAGAATGATGTAGATGTTATGGATGTGCTGCTCCTTATGCTCGAATACGTGTTGTCAAAACGTGAGCACTATAAGGAACTTAAGGCAGTCCACGGAATAAAGGTTGACGAGTTGAAAGAACTGTTGGCAGAGTTACAAGACGCAAAGCGTGTTGCTGAAGTGAAGAACCAGATTTCAGATGAAAAGAAACTTAAAAATGCCGCGAACACGCTTCAGTTGCCTTTGAAGATTTTAGGAAACTCTTATTTCGGCGGAAGTTCAAGCGGAACTCCTTTCCCGTGGACTGACACAAACTGTATCGGTCCTGAACAGACAACTTGCACTGGACGTCAGATGTTACGTCTTATGATTTACCATTTCAGCAATATCTCTAAATTCAATAACGCTAATCTAAGTGACGACTACAACTACACGCCTGTCGTTGGAGATACGGACGGATTTAACTTCCAAAAGCCGAAAAAATACAGATACACGGCAGAAAATCCGTATATCGGTAAGGGTCTCGGGCGAAATGTAAAGAAAGATAAAGCATATACAATGGTAGATGCCGATGTAGCGGAATTTGAAGACACATACCTTAACACAGCGTATAACGGTGGCGTACTTAAAAATGGCCTCGGTATAGATGAAGAATGTGTGGCTTGTATTCAGTTCTCACGCAAAAACTATGCAGACCTCATGCCTGATGGCAGTATTAAACTTGTCGGCAATACGATTAAATCGAAGAAAATGCCAAAGTACATCGAAAAATTCTTGGCTGACGGTATACGAATGCTTCTTGAAGGACGTGGGCGTGATTTTATCGAATCATATTACGATTACATCGAAAAGATATATAATCTTCAGATTCCCCTGCGTGACATCGCGACAATCGGAAAGATAAAGACAAACATAGAGACATATAAAGCCGCTTGTAATGAATTGACAGCCGCCGGCAATAAAAAGGCTCGTCAAGCATGGTATGAGTTGGTAATCAAGAATAACTTGAAAGTAGATATGGGCGATTCCATCTACTACATCAACACAGGAACTAAGAAGGGCGACAGCGACGTGAAACGTGTTACACACTATTTCGCAACAATAGACGGTCAGGAAACCGATGTGTCAAAAGAACTTGAACGCCTATACAACAAGGAAAAGAAACAGTCACCTGACAAGATGAAGGACGAAAACGGAAAGTGGATTAAAAAGAACGTTTTCGGCAGAATGAAATATGGGCAAACTTTCAAAGAACAGGATGAAATCATCTTCAACTGTGTATTACTCCCTAACGATGTAGTCGAGGACGATGATGACCACTATTGCGATGATTCATTCGAATACAACGTGGCAAAATACATCGAAATGTTCAATAAGAGAATTCGCCCATTGCTCGTATGCTTCTCAAGAGACATAAGAACATCCATTAATGAAAAGGGTAAAGAAATCGATAATATCCTTATAACAAACCCGAAGGATAGAAAAACGTTCACTGAAGAAGAATGTCAACTCGTTGCGGGTCAACCTTACAACAAAAAAGACCAAGACACATACGAGGAACTTATGACAATGGAAGACAAGGAAATCAAGTTCTGGCTTTTGGTTGACAAAGAACCTCCGTATACAAAAGAATGCGGTATGGATTGGGAAGAAATCAAAAAAGACTATCTCGAACGCATGAAAATCCTTGAACAAGAAGAAATCAAGAAAGATGTTGAAGCATATAACAGGGCAATCGATGCACTTACCGAATCTGACGTTAATGCTTTCTTGGAAGACGGTGTAACACCTGAAAGCATCTTGGCTGTTGTAGATGAAGACGCAAACAGCAATAACTTCATTTCAAAGAAGCACAACGTGGTAATCGGAAATATCTTTGACATTATTGACAAGGTGTTCGACAAAAACGAATACGACGAAGACGACGTTTAATTGTTTACGTGCCATAAAAATGAATAAACCCACAATTCAATTAAGAGTTGTGGGCTTATTTTATTGCTCTATCATTTTAATTATCTCATTGCACTTCCCATCTCAACAAAGTCACCGGGTCCAAATCTTGTGTCACCATAACCAGTTCGTGCTTCAGGTTTTTTGTCCCACGTTCTTCCATTCCAATTCGGGTTTTCAAATCTCAAGAATTCGGCGTTCTCAACATTAATTCCACATCGTTTCAGATAAGCAGACGCATTTTTGCCATACATATCGTTTTCATCGTACGCGCAATATAACTTTCCTATATTAGTACGAAATTCCATTACACGACAATATTGCTGATACGCGGACGAACTATTGCAAACATCCTTCCAATTTTTTGAAAAGCCATTTGGTATTTGAACATTTTGTTGTCCTTGAGAATTCCCTCTTCCCCTAAACATATCAAAAAGCCCCTCAGATATTAATATTTGATTTACCGACTCTTCCACTATCCTATGTAAATCACTCTCTGTTAATCGTATTGTTCTTTTCATAATTTATACTATTTTCTTATAAATAGTGCATAAAACAAGAAAATGCGACCATTTCTGACCGCATTCCCTTCGCAAATAACAATTCTTTAGCCGCACCGTGACCAACCACAGTCAAGGCATCTGATGCATCCGTTCTCCCTAATCAGTTTTCCGCCGCAATCAGGGCAAACTTCACCTTCAATGATTGTATCCTTAAGATACCTTTTGAGGATTCTTGTCATAGCGGCAGTGAAACTAGTGATGTTGTCATCAACCTTTTGGGCAGTCTTAATAATGCAGTCAAGCGGTGCAGCGTGTCTTAACAGCATAGACGAATAAATGGCAGTAGCCAACTCTTCAGTGGTCAATTCGCCATTGATATTGTCGATTATGAGCAAATCGGAAGTATATTTGTAGACTCCGCGTTTAATCTTCGTGATTTCTCCACGATGCTGACCATATGATGTCTTTTCGTCGTCATGCGTCTTGTAAACGAAAATCTCATAAGGTTTATCGTGATAAAGACCGACCATGACAAAGAAGGTTTCACCCTTTACACGAGTAACGTAGAAATCGGCAGGTAAAGTCTTAGGACGTTTCGGTGCAGAAATATAACTGTCGAACTTGTCATCTTCCTTCTTCTGTTCCTTTTGGATAATGATACCTTCACGAGAACCGTCACGATAAACAGTTATACCCTTCAACCCTTTTCTCCACGCTTCAAGATAAATGTTAGACACTTCTTCCTCAGTAACCTTATTCGGAAGATTTACAGTTGAAGAAATGCTGTGCGTGATAAGGTTTTTCTGAACTATGGACTGCAACTCTACTCGTTTTCTCCAATCAATATCTTGAGCGCAAGCCTGATACCAAGGAGACTCTTCATAAAGTTCCTTCCATCTGCTTTCGCTAAGGTTTCCGTTATCAATGTCATCAGACAGATTCGGGTAATGTACCTTAGCCCACACCTTCAACTGTGGGTGAACAATTACGAACTCTGAGAAGTTAACTCCCATCTTATCGACGTAATCAACCCTGTCGTTCTCTGTCATACACTTACGACGGCGGACATAATACGGAAGGAATAATGGTTCTATACCGGATGAAGTCCTTGTGAGAATGCTCAAAGAGCCTGTCGGTCCGGCAGTTGTGAACGAAATATTGCGTCTTCCGTGATTCTTCATCCTTTCATAACGCTCAGGATATTCTTCTTTAATATATTTGAACCATTCATTTTTTCCCTCACACTTGATATCAGCATCAGGAAAAACGCCACGTTCAATAGCCAAGTCAACCTGACAATCAAGGCAAGCGGACATCATAAGCCTTGTTACCTTATCGACGATTGCATTACCTTCTTCTGTACAGAATTTCTTGCCCAATGCGGCAACCATGTCAGACAAAGCAGTGAATTCAAGACCCACCCTACGGCTTCGTTTTCCCTTATCGTAAATCTCTCTCCATACTTTCTTTGATACTTCGTCATCATCCGATATCGCATTGATAATGTTCTCAACTGCTTCGCACTCAAGGTCTACAAGGTCATCACACAATCGCATTGCAGCATAAGTGATTCCGTAGGTTTTCTCGGTATTGATTCTCGCATTCTCAGTGAATGGGTCATCGACAAATGAAAGCAAGTTAAGCGCGATAAGACGGCAAGAATTATTACCATCCATGCCAATCTCACCGCATGGATTTGTGGATACCATTCTGTATTTCTCATACCCACCATCAGGCGCAAAGTTAATCATACTGTCTCTGAAAATAATGCCGGGTTCAGCAGTATTCCACGCACAATGGATTATCTTATTCCACAAATCACGTGCACGTACCTTCTTGATATAACCATATACACCCCTTCGTTCTGCATAATATTCGCCATGCGGGTACTCCCATCTATACAGTTTGCCATATTCAAGTTTTTCGCACTTATACGGGTCTAAGTATATGCCACACCCCTCGATTTCCAATACATGCATCAAATCATCACTAACAGGCCACCTGAGCAAATAATCTTCATCTTTCTCAACCGCTTTCATAAACTCATCCGTAACCTGTACTGAAACATTCGCGCCTGTCACCTTCGTCAAGTCTTGTTTCTTCTCAATGAATTCTTCAACATCAGGATGTTGAACGTTAATGCTTAACATCAACGCGCCACGTCTACCATTCTGTGATACTTCATTAGTGACATCTGAGTTAACATCCATAAACGATGCTGCGCCTGTACTTGTAATAGCCGCATTATTTACGGCAGCACCACGCGGACGAAGATTAGACAAATCGTATCCGACGCCGCCACGACGTTTCATCAACTCCACCTGTTTCATTCTTGTCTCCATAATTGAAGGATACGAATCCTTCGGAGACGGAAGAACGAAACAATTCGAAAGCGATACCGGCTTTTCTGAACCAAGTCCGGACATTACAGAACCAGCAGGGATGATATACTCGAAATTTTTGAAAAGTTCGTAAATCGTTTCATAGCCAAGCCCCTTGTGCATATCCGCATAGATACGTTTATAATGGTCTGACGTGTAAGGAGAATCCGAAATGCGATATCTGCTTTCTATATCGCCGAATTTTTTCGCAAGTCTCATGTGCATCTCATCCGGAGAATGCTCGATAAGTTCGCCATCTTTTCTCAACGCGTATTTATTTTCCCACGTTGATGCGGCAAAATCATCTCCATGAAAATATTTCAATAGTTTATCGTCCATATGTTACTCGCTGATATTGTCAAAGAACTCATTCAAATCATTCTCACTCTTCGTACCGACAAAACGTCCAATCTCATTTCCTTCGTCGTCAGTGACAACTACAGTAGGGATGCTTCTGATTTTATGCCTTTCTGCGATATTCTCCGTATCGTCTTCAGTGTTCACCTTAACCAATTGAAGGTTTCTCTTTTCCGCCACTTTATCAAGAATCGGTGCAAATGACTTACAGGGACCGCACCATGGTGCCCAAAAATCGTATACTGTCATGACTTTATTGTTTTATATTGTTATTAATATCTATTTTTTCTACTATCGTTCAAAATGCTTTTCGCAACTTTATTCTGCTGAGACGTGATTGAATCCTCGTATGCCATCGAGTCCATACTGTCCAAATCAGACATATCAAATTTTCCTGTGCCATTATTGAATTTCACGCCGATAAATTTATTACGTCCAATTTTTGTAGCCCTCAACTTCTGAATAAATACATTCATTCTTCCTTGTTGTTTTTGGTCATCGTTCTGAGCGAGGGTTATAACCAAGTGACCGATTTGAATCTTTGCGACAGAACCGCCTGCATGAGCAAGACCAACGAAATCCGCGCCAAGAGAACCCTTAGTACCTTGAATCGGAACCCACATCGCAATATTCTCTTCATTGCATATGCTTTCCAATTTACGCATAGTAACGCCCTCCTTAGACCATTCACTATCACGCATATTGCTGTCACGTTCAGGCTTAATGCACTCGAAATAATCGATAATCACCAAATCAGGCTTGAATCCACGTGCCTTATATGATTGTATTTTCCTTCGAATATCAGAAGCCGTATATTCGCCGTCAGAAAGTCTCTCAATACGCACGTTATCCTTATACATAGTCTCTTCATCACGTTTGCGTTTGAGTTCCTCAATTGCCATAGGACGAACATCAGGTTTGCTCAAATCCATCGCGTCAATATCAAGGATATTTCCATAATATTTGCGCTGAATTGCCCCTTCCTTGTCTTCAAAGAAGAAATGTAAAACCTTATATCCGTTAAAGTTATTGTCACGAGTCTTAGAAGTGGCGGCAGCAGCACTGAATCCAACGCACAACGATGTCTTACCGACATTAGACGGTGCTACGACAAGACCAAGTTCACCACGGCCAAGACCGCCGCCTAACGCATCGTCGAGTTCCTTACATCCGGTTGTAATAGTCTCTCTGAAGTCATCACGAAGATTGTCTTCAAGATTGTCAAAAATACCAAATCCGAACTCTTCCTTCGTATTGAACTCAAGTGCTTTTTTGAACATATCCTCAATTAAGGGATATGAATCAAAATCACCCTTTTTGATAATATCCTGCGCTTTATTAATCGCTTTGGTGAGATTCTGCTGCTTGAAGAATTTCTCAGACTCACTTTCAATGAGGTCAAGCCCCTCAAGTGTTGATTTTTCAATCCTATCGATAGTCTCAAGGACATAACGAACACTCACACTGTCAGTAATTTGGCTTCTAGCAATGATTCGTATCTCTTCGTAAGTGGAAACAACATCTGTCTTCTGATAACGGTCTTTAAGGTAGCCCACAATGCGCCTAAGATGCTCATTCGTGAACATATTTTGGTCAATAATGTGCTCCATCTTAAGAAAGTATTTCTTGTCCTCGAAAAAACATTTAACGAGTTTAATCTGAAAATCTTCCCCAAGATACCCAAGATTACTTTTATCTACAGTTTTTGCCATCAGAAATATTATTTAAATGGGCGGAATTTCACCGCCCAAAGTTTTACAAATGTTTTTCTATGTGAGTCCACTCTTTCGGAAACAAGCCGCCCATATCCGAAAACTTCTCGCATCGAGTCAGCCATTGGCGGTATTTTGCACCTTTCTCATAGGTAGCCCGTTTCCATGAATCAAAATAATCATTGTCGTAGTTGTAGTACGAATACTCGAAGTCGCCAATGGTTATGGTGTTCGTATAATGATATGGGTCGTCAAAGCCGCCACTCATAACGCCTACAATCTTCTTAATGATGTTATAGACAAGATTCGGTCTGCCAATTTTGACATACTGCAAAACTCCGTCAATCGAGTTCAATTGGATTGATTTTGGGTCAGCATTAGAACCAGTGTTAGACAAATCAACACTGTTTCTTATGTGCTTAGGATACACAGTGCCGTCCCAAATACGCTCATAGACAGGACGCTCATCAACACGAAACTCAAATTTGAACGTGATATCCCACGGTTCAAGGTGCTCTGAGTCACCATAGACGTCATCAGCCTTGCTGTCATAATACAGGTAAGACTTGTCGACTGTTCTGCCATCACTCAAAGTCACTTCGCCATCTACAAGTGTACTTGTCAAATGACATAAGTCGGAAATGCTTGCAGGGTCTTCAAGGAAGCCCGTCATCTTCACAGGTTCGTCATTGATTAATGTCTGATAGACAAAACTCTTATACTCCAAATCCTGCTTAATCATTGCCACACACTCATCAAGCACTTGCTTGAGGTCAACTGAACCAATGGAGTCACTGTTGAAACCGTTTATTCTAAAGTAACGTTGGCAAATGATGTTCTGATTAGAATAAACGATAAACTGAAATCTCTCTTTGTACGCATCGTTGTTAACGCTTACGTCCTTTTGTTTTTCTTTAGTTACCATTTAGTTATTAAAATTAAAGTTAAATGTGAATTTCTACTGGTTTTTAGCAAAGGTACTACTAAAATTGTAATTTCAATACACGAAAGTATAAAAAATTACTTTACACCGGTATTTTTCTTTTGAAAATAAAGATATAACATTCTGCCACCGAATACAATAGTGGCAAGAACGACAATTAAAATTTTTCCTGTCATCTTGTTTCTCGGTCAATTAGCATCTTATACTCATAAAAAAATGAACTGAATCTGTTTTCATCACGAAGGTCATCAATTCCGTTTCTCATCAATATCTCATAAAGGTTAGAAAGTGACCGTCCTTCGGAGTCGAGCGGCGCATGCATCATAGAATCCATCAACTCTTTTGCATCTTCAGACAATATCGGGTTCTTTAAGTCAATGACTTTTCTGTTTATCTCATATACCTTGTCACCCTGTACGCCATCTGTTACTCCGTTAACAATGTTCTCAGCCCACTTAAGCGGTTTCTTCTTTTCCTTTGCTCTATCCTCGTTTATTTGCCTTGCCCTTTCAATAATCTCTTCAAGCGTCACTTTACGTTCCTTTACTTCAGGAAACTTATCAAGAAATGTCTTTTCACCAACACCTTTTATACCCTTTATGTTATCAGACGCATCACCACACACAATCTTCTTCAGTAATACATTCTGATAATTATAACCGATTTCAGTGGTATGATTCTTGGTGTTGATGAATTTTTTCTGGCCTTGAATGTACACAATCACATCTTCACTGATTAACTGTGTCAAATCACGGTCATTGGACATTATGACAATTCTTTCATTCGGCTCTTTATTATTCACGTAGTATGCAATCAAGTCATCAGCCTCGACTTTATCGCACACGCATTGACGCACAAAAACTTCTTCAAGACATT